AACCCTCTCACTTAAAAAGAGTTGTTTAAAAGTCTCGTTTGTACTTTCATCTACAAACCCACTATTAATAGTAAACTTACTTTTTGCATTGATATTATACCTTACGAATTGGTGTGAGCCGTCAGATGGTTGCCCTCGATCACTCTCAAATACTTCATCTGTTACCGTCATACTTTCCTTCTTTGCTTTAAAGAAAGTTATAATTTCCATTGCACCCTCTTTGTTTTGAAAGGCAATATCTAAAGGCGTGTACCTACATTCGTCTGTCAAGTATAATGTAACAGTTACTGAATTATAAACAACCTCGATATAGTTGTCTGTGGGTGCTTCTGCTCCATCTATCCAAATACTTTGTACTAACTCACTACTTGCGTTTGTATCAGGTAATGCAAGTATGAAATTCATTTCTAAATCTGGGTAACTCTTAACCGTTGCTTGTTGTCCTGCCGTGTCTTCGTCTATTAAAACAGGTACAATAAAAGACCCCGCTCTATTTACATTAAATTCTGTACCAGATAACAGTATTTTATTAGTTGGTAGTTGCGCGTTTTCTCCATCCATCCCGTAACTGTACCCGCTTAACATTAAAGAGGTGGTAATATTCTGCTCTATTCCTATATCTGCAATATCTCCTGTCTCATAGATTACATCTGTCTTAACCCACAACTGATTACTACCATCTATTGCGCTTGTAGTTACTGCCGAATTAGTACTAAAATCTATAAAATCATTTACTAACTTAGATATATTTACTTTACTGTCTCCTGTTGATGCCTCTTGATTTAATATAGTTATCGTGTAGGTCGGTGTCATTATATCTGCCCTGTCTCCATTCCAAACATATATCTCTAACAGATAACTTGTGCAAGTATCACCACTCGCAGGCGATACAAAAGGCGTAGTTACGTAATATGGACTTAAGCTTTTTATCATTTTACTGTTAATTTTAATAACTTATCTACTTCTAAACCAAACGCCTCGACTAATTGTTCTGGTAATTGTTTAAAGGCTACCTCAAAAGGTCGTGTAAAGAAGTTTGTGGTTTCTAATCCTGTATGGTAAACACTATTAGCAATTGCAAACATTAACCCCTTACGTGTTGTAAATTGACCGCCTTTACTTCTCGGTGCTATACCTCTTCTTACCGTCCAATTGTTAAACGCTTTCGCTGGTGGTCGTTTTGATTTATACTTAAACTTACTATTTGTTACTTTCTTTTTCTTCCATTGACTACCGTCTGCCTTTGTACCCCCTACACCTTTAACACCAGCATCTATAAATTTACCGTAGTCTTCCATTAAGAAAGACATTTCAAAACTATTCTTAGACACCTTTAAATTATAGTCTAAAGAATTATAAAGGCTCTTGCTTGCGTTCTTATCTTTCTTTGATAGTTGTGTTCTAGATTGCTTTATAACGCTCTTACCAAACTTGTCTAATGCTTTCTTTACGGACATAATGAAATAGTATCGTTAGGTAATTCTATTGTAAATGTCATCAACCAACCATCAACTAAATTCTTATTCCATTCAGTTACACGATCTAAAGCAGCCGTTTCGTCTACTCTTATATTCTGCTCGTTTATATCTTGTAGCATCTTAAACCATATCCTATTAAGGCTAGATAACATTTCGTTTAGGTTGTCTACTTCGTTATCTTGCAACCAGAATTTATCTGTTCTAGTTTCTTTGTTGTTGTCTCGTATATCGCAGCACCCTATTTCTACATCGAAAGTAATAGTATTACCGTTTGTGAATCCAGCAGTTTGAATATCTATATTAAGTAAAGGAAATATATTCCCCTTGTCTAGATCGTAATCAGAAGTATCGCCTTGCGTAACTGTGTTGATAAAATCATCGGCTTCTGCTAATCCTTTTAAATAATTTAATAACTCGCTGTATTGATTCATTTCTTTTCTCTTAACTTTGCTTTTAACTTCTGTAAGTCTATCTTATGCGCTAGAAATACGTGTACTTCGTGAATGTTTAACGCTAATACTTTATCTATCTTTAAGATGTTATTTTTTGACAATTCTACGACAGTGGCATACCATCCCCATTTTGAAAAATAATCCCCTGTTCCTTTTTCGCTAACTCCTCCCTCGTAAATCTCAGGATAGAGTTCTCTAATTCGCTCGACAAATGAAAAAAAAAAGATAACGCACCATTTACTAAACTCATCGGCATCTGCTTCATCGTCTCAGCGTGTTCGCTTGTGCCTTTATACTTTGCTATATCGTAGTTATTCAAACTCTTTTTAACAATAGGTCTAAATAGTATTGCCATAAGATTGTGTAGGGTGTCTACTTCTACACCGTATTTATTTAGATCAACATATTCATTTACCGCTATGTTATCGAAGTTTGGAATAAGTCCATACTCTATACCGTTCATCTTAAAACGCTCTTCAAAAGGTGCTTCCGCATTTAGCGATACGTCAATCTGTTGCATCACTTCAACCAAATCTTTATGTGCTACGTCTTCTATCTTACGAAAAGGAATACCGCTAAATAGATTTATCTTATGCTTGTTGTAAGTCTCTAAAGTAATCTCTTCATTCTCTAACTTACTGTTAAGTTCTTCAAACCTTTGATACTGGCTTAAACTTATATCTTCTATATTTTCTGGTAACAATATCTTCATTAATATAATAACGTTTTTAAAATTGTTTTGTTATTTAATAAAAATAAATGAAATAAAGTATTGTTTATCTAAAAGCGTGTTGTATATTTACACCATAGAAACACTAAAACAAAAACACCATGTACACTTTAAACCAAATGACCGAATCAAGAAACCTAGTAGGAACTGAGATAAACGAGTTAGAATACATTGACCATATGGTAATGGAACAAGGAAAAACTTACTTTCAAATCATACATTTAAACGGACAAGAAAGATTAATCGAAATAACAGAAATTGTAAAATAATAACAACGGGGTGTAAAAACCCCTTTTAAATTTAATATATGAACCGCTTAATAAAAATACTTGGATTAGATGTAATTCAAAAACAAAACAAAGAGATTATTGATTTACTAGAAGAGTCTAACCGAATAGCAAAACACGCATTAGAAAACGGAACTAGGGTTCACAGCAGAATGACCTCTTATTATTCAAGAAAATAAACTTTAGAAACTATGAATTTATACGACAGATTAAAAGACAAAGAAACACTTAACACTATTAAAGGTAATTATGATAAAATCAATTTAATAGATCAGTTAAGCAAATATAAATATATTCATCAAATAAGATACTACGATATAACCTCTTTATGGTGGGCGTACAATCCTAATAGTAATAAGATAGACATGGAAAAAATCCAACAACTCTTTGAAGACTAACCCGTTTTTTATTTAGTAAGTTTAGAACGTAAAAACACCTTGTAATAATTGCAGGGTGTTTTTTTATTGCATAGATATCTAATGCACGTACAACATACTTATCTAATATCCATACCTACACTTCTCATTAAATTCTCTTCAATACCATAGCAAGTTAAGTCTACGTGTTCATCATGTTTAGCATTTGGAAACGTACCTACTTGATTTAAAAAGTGATCGTTCCAAGTACCTTTAATTAGTTTAACCCTACCTCCCTCGATATAAGGCGATGCCATTCTAGCACATTCTATCTTAGACATATTTACAAATGGAGTTTTAATCTCAGCAATGTTTAATCTTGTTTGACTTCTTATTAATTGTGCGATACTTTTACCACTCGCTTTAGGCTCTACTTTGCTTAGTCCTACACTTACACCGCTTGCTGTTATATGCTGCGGTATGAACTTTACCAACTCTGGTAACTCTAAATATTTATCTATGCTCGATAGTATGTAATAGTTACCGTTGTGCTTTGTGCCTATCTGCAAACCTGTTGGATCGTTCTTTGTGTTCTTAGTGTAAGCACCATCTATAAACAAAGTCCATCTTAGATTGCTTGGTATTGTGTTTAACTCTACTATCTCAAACCATTCTTTTCTCCATTCGCCCCCCTCATCAGGTGCTGGCATCTGCATATATTGACCTGCAAAAGTATATCTGTTGGCTTGTCGTATCTGTTCGAGTTCGTCAAACGTATGCTTCTGCCCCCATAGTGGTATGTTATATTCATCTAAAGCAGGCAAACAAAGATGCTCCCAATGTTCACCACTACCACCATCTAATAAATACCCGCTTAAATCTTCTTCGTGTAGGCGTTGCATAATTAAAATAATAGGTGTTTCCCTACTGTTTACCCTTGAGCGAATAGTGTTATTATATCGCTCATTAACTGATTTCCTTTTAACTTCACTAAACGCATCATCTGGTTTTAACGGATCATCTATTATAATAGCACCACCAAACCCCCCTATTGTTGTACTACCTGCACCAAATCCAGTAATAGCACCTCCAGAGGCAGTAGCATACATGCCACCACCAAACTCATTAAACCATTTACCTTTACTTTGTGCATCACGTTTTAAATCCATACCCCACAATCTTTGAAAGGCATCGCTTTGAATGTATTCTTTTGTTTGTGCTGAGTTATCTAATGCGAGTGCATCAGAATAAGATAGGTGTATGAATTTAGACGAATGTGTTTTTGCAATACACCAACTAACAAATATCTTAATAGCAAGTTCTGTCTTTCCATATCTAGGAGGTATGTTAATTATACCCCTAGTTATTTCAAGGTTATAAACTCTGGTTAAAAAGTCTGCTATTATTAAAAAATGGTTTGATAATATAAAGTTTCTACCGTGTACCTCTTTGTAGATGTAACAGGCATAAAATAATAAATCTGCCTCGCACTTTCTTTTGAGTACTTTATCTTCGTTTGTCATCTGTAACGCTTCTCTAACTCAGCATCTATTAATTTTATATCTTCGGCAGTTAAATCTTTATTGTAGTTTACGTTTGTATTCTCTACGCGTTGGTTTGGCTTACCGTTCATGTACTCCATAAATAATTTAACCGCCCAACCTTGCTCATCCTTTAAAGCGTTGTGTAAAGCCTTGTAAGCATCGTTCGCTAATGGTGTTAACCTTTCTATTAGTTTCTGCTCATCCGCTTTAGGTTTGCGCCCACTACCCTTATGTCCTCTGTTGTTTTTTCTACCGTCTGCCATAATCGAAAAAAATCGTTATCGATTCTATAATTATAACGTTTTATTTGTTGCTTTGTTATTTTCTGGTGTTGTGCTATTGTTATTTTCTAACACCTCAAGCCTTCTATGTAGTGCGTGTATCATCACATAAATATGCTCTATACGTTCTTTTGTTGTGTGTTTCTTTGCTTTCATATTGATATTATTATTATTATTACCCTAACGCACCACATTACCAAAGTAACCAGATATGGATAGTACATAACTTTTACAGGTGTTGCAGCACCGAAGATTATAAATTGTAATGTACCTATTAGTTTGATGATCTTGATTTAGTAGATTCGCCACAGTTAACGCACTTTATATTTGTTAATACATTCCTGTGATATTCAACAGTATCTTTGCCTTCTTTTAATTCTGTTGTGTGTTGACAATGTTCACATCTAATCGTACCTATAAAATCTTCTTTGTGTTGTGATTTAATTTCTATTAGTACCATGTTATAGACTTTGAAGGTATTTATGTAGTTCTTTTGTCATTATTACAGTAAGTTGCATACCTCCTATTATAATATTTACCTCACCTTCTCTATTAGGTATTTCCCACGCTGCCGATATCCAATGTTTAGACACGTTGCCCGTAGT